AAAAGAAAATGCAAACATTATAATTAGTAAAATACCAACAAAGACAGAAAGACAAAAATATTTTACACAAACAACAATTAACAAACTTTTAAAAATTCTTTTTGATTGTGGAACAAATAGCAAATATATAGATAAGTGTGATTTAATTGGAAACGATATAGATAAACATTTAAAAATAAATATTAAAACGGAGTTTTTTATAGAAAAAAATTTACCAGCTTTTTATTCTCAGACAATACAAGATGTAAAACCACCATTAACAATTTTTCCTTCTAAGTTTGGAGATAAATGTAAAGAAGAAGACAAAGAAATTACTTTTAAAAAATGGGATAAGTACAGTTTTTCTCCAAATGGCTCATGTATGAATGAAAAGGATTTTAATGTTTTTAAATTGTATGATGTTGTAAATGAAGAAGAAGGACAAAAGGTATTTATTGTTGGATTAAAACAAGGACAACACGTTATAGCTAGGGCGTTGTTGTGGATAAAAAACGCAAAAAAAGATCGGAAACGTTATTTTTTAGATAGAATTTATATAAATGATAATTTGCAGTCATCAGGATTTGAAGAGATGCAAACAAAATTATTTTTAGCAGTTAAAAGAACGTACAAATTAAACGTTTTAAGTTGTTACAACAAAACACATATAACTAATTTTTTAAAAGAAAAATATACTATTATTAATACTTTAATAAATGAAGACAAAATAAAAAAGTCATCTTTAAAGTGTTTAGGCATACCAAACGGACACCCCTCCTTTTCTCTTAATGTTGAAGATAGTCATAAGCTTATATACTACCCTTATATGGACAGTTTTAGATATTTAAGAGGTGACACACTAACTAGGAAGGATGAAGATGCAGACAAAATTCTAGAATCTACCTGTGGAAGTTATACGGAAGCAGAACCAGAAAATGAGTGTTGTGATTGCGGTTTGCAATGTGATGATGAAGTATATTACTCAGAGCTTGAAGATGAATATATCTGTAGTGATTGTTCAGTATATATTGAAGAAAGAGGAGAATCCTGTTTAAGTGATAACGCGATATATAATAGTTATTCAGACGTTTATCATTACAGCGGAGATATATCTTAAGATTATTAAAATAAATACTAACCAAACCTAAACCATATGAGTAAAACAAATTTTGATGCAGTACCCTTTAGCGAATATATAATTACAGTAATTTTTATTATATTTTTGTTTGTAGGTTGTTAACTTTTAGAGGTGCAGAACTAACATTTTGCATCTCTTAAATAATTTTTAAAGATTGAAATTAATTTGTATAAAATACTAGTATTTAGCTGCTTTTTCTCTTGATTTATGCAAGTTTTTCAGCAAAAAGTTATTAAAAAGATTTAAAAAGTTAATTTATTTAAAAAAAAACATTATTTTGAGTAAAAAAGATTGATTATGGGAGTTTAAAAGTAAATACCGTCAAAAGTGAGATTTTCCTTTCTTATACCCATACACATCCACATAAAACATACAAATCCAATTTCATAATTAGAGTTTATACTTTATGGATGGTGGAAAGAGTTTGATAGTTAGTTTACCTATTTTAATTGTGTTTAGCTTGAGAAGTTGTTTAAACATGATAGATATGTTATCAGATATGCTAGTTGCGATATGAGCAACAGTATATCCTATAGGAATTCAAAGATATGGGAAAAAAAACATAATAATTAGAAGTTTTTGGAAGTGAATATATATATGTAAAAAAAATATATAAAAATTTAGTAATTCAATTTCATAAAGGGTATGGTAAGGGTATAAGTAACCCTTAAAGATAAAGATATAGTTAAAGATAAAGTTAAAGATAAATATTAAGATAAATTATTTCTTAAAATTTCTTGTTATAATTCAATTAAATTGTTTTATTTGTTTTTCTTAATAAAAAAATACACAAATGGCAGAACCAATCGTTAATAATCAAACAGCTCCTTCATTAGAGGCAATATCAGGAATAGAAAGTTTAGGACAAGCAGATGGTGTAGAGGTTTTTACTACAACTGCTCAAACAGCTAAAAATTGGTATGCAATATACTTTGTTACTGAAAGTGTAATATCAGCTATAACTTCTAATCAGGCAGCAAACGTATCAGCACTTGTAACTACTATCCCTGCGGGAATGACACTTTTTATGAGGATTCAAAGTATAACTTTGACTTCAGGTCTAGCTATAGGATACGAAAAATATTAATATAGATGCTTGTATTAGGAAATAAGCTTACCCTTAACTCTCAGCCTATATATCATTTTGTCAATAAATATTCTATTGACTTTGATGGAGTAGATGATGTTATAGTTACTGATGGTGCAGATACTGTGCTACAGAATACTACATATTCTATGTGGGTAAAGTCAAGTCAGACAGGTGCTAATAATGGTGTATTTGGACATGGTTCAGGAGCAAAGGGTTCTTTTCATTTTAATCATGGAGATAAACCTTTATTAGAATTAGGAGGTAGTAGTTATAGGTGGTGGAATGATAATCCTGCACAAGATGATGGAAAGTGGCATCATTGGGTAGTTTATTTAGATACTGATATTACTAAAAGTAAATTATATTGTGATGGTGTTTTACAATCAGTAGATAGTACTGTTTCATCAGGTAGTCCTAATGCTTATACAGAATCCTTAAATATTGGTGGTGACAAACAATCAGGTGGTAATTACTTTGAAGGAAAGATAGATGAGTTTGCAGTTTACGATAGAGAACTCACACAAGCCGAGATTACTCGTATGTATAATACATATTACTCTCCAAACAGAGTAGCTAATGGTAACTTTGCTCAGATAGGAAATGAAGAAGTAAGTAATGGAGATTTTAGTGAGGTAGGTTCAGAGTTAGTAACTTCTTGGACAAATAATGATTTTTCATCTTTTGCTTCAAGTGGTTCGGATATTACACAAATGGTTTCTTCAGGGAGTGGTAATAATAATTATTCAGCATTAACAATTACAAGTGGTAAAACTTATAAATTACAATTTACATCTTCACAAGCAATAACTTGTCAAATAAGAACTTCTACAAATACAAATTTAACAAGTGCAACAGTTGTGTTGTCAAGTATATCATTAGGTTCAAATGAAATATATTTTACAGCACCATCTAATTATGCTTATATAGGTTTTTATGCACCAAATTCTTTTACAGATACTCAAATTAGTGGTTTTACATTAAAAGAGGTTGGGCAAGATTGGGAAACATATACAAGTGGAACATCTACAGTTACTTTTGAAGAAGGCGCAGTTTTAAATATAGATGGCAGCAATAGTAATGTAGGGGTGTATCAAGAAAATGTATTTACTAATGGAACAAGCTACAAAATAGTAGTAAATATGAAAGCTACTGCGAGTTTTGATGCTGAAATAATAGAATCACAAGGTGCTGTAACTGTAAGTTCTATTGGTGAAGTTAGTTTAACCACTTCATATCAAGAATTTACTTTTTATTATCAAGGAACAGGAACTAATGATTTATTTATACATAGATTATTTAGTGCATCTGGTTCTAATCAAAAAATATATATAAAATCTGCATCAATCAAAGAAGTAGGGCAGCATTGGACATTTGGTAGTTCTTGGAGTACAAATGGCACAGAAGCTATATTTACAACAGGTTCAACTTCACTTTTAGAAGCTCCTATTGGATTAATAGGCAACAGAACTTATAGGGTTTCTTGTGTTGTAACAGGTTCTGGGTTAAATTTGTATATGGGTACTAATACAGCAGGTATTTCTGTGCCTGTTGGTACTTATAATGCTAATATAGTAACTGCTTCAAACACTAATGGAACAATAGGTTTTTTAAATAATGGTGGTAGTTTTTCAGGAACTTTAGACAACATAGTAGTACAAGAACTAAAGAGTGATGCTACAAACCTTATGCTTAATGCAGGTGCTTATCAGTCAGCTAATCCTTTAATCACTTCTACTAATAGTATGGAGTTTGATGGTGTAGATGATACTTTACAATTAGGTAGTTTTATTAATTTAGGTGTAGATGATTTTAGTTTATCTTTTTGGGTTAATTTAGATAGTGCTAATAATGTTACTTTTGCATCTAAATTTGAAGATAACAGTAATAGAGTTATATTTAATACTAATGGTGCAAACCAACTTTCTACACAAGGAAGGGTAGGTGGTGCTTATGCTTGGAATTTTACAGGTACAGGAACAAATGTTTTATTAACTCCTCATTTAAACAAATGGACACATATTGCATATTCTATTGATAGAAGTTCTAATTTATTAATTTTTATAAATGGAGTATTAAAATCAACAACAAGTATATCAAGCACATCAGCTACAAATGTAGATAACACAGGTAATTGGTCTTTTGGAGATGCAGATGGGTATTCATATTTGAATGGTAAAATGACAGAAGTAGGTGCATATAACAGAGCATTAACATCATTAGAAGTAGCATCACTATACAATCAAGGTATGCCTACTAATCTACTTGTAAATAGAAACGACTATCAGTCAGGTAACCCTACAGTATTTAATACTAAGGTAGTTGATTTTGATGGTACTGATGACTATTTAATTGCTAATAGCACACTTGGTAGTATGACAGGTTCATTGTCATTTTGGTATAAAAGATTAAGTTCATCCTCACAATTTTTAATGGATGTTAGAGGTGGTGGTGGTACAGGTTATGTCTTTTTTTCAGGTGTTAATTTAGATGCTTCAATATCTTCAGGTACAATTTATGTAAATGGTGTAGCAGGAGATGTTAATATGGCTTTAAATGAATGGCATCATTTAGTAGTAACAGGAATAACTTTAAATATAATTGAATATTTATCAATAGGTAAAAGATTTAATTTAGAAGATTTTTTAGATGGTCAAATGAGCCAAGTAGGACTTTGGAACTCTACACTAACTGCTGATGAAGTATCTTCTTTATACAATCATGGCTTACCTATTGACTTAACGACTAATCAAGCAGCTTATTCTTCTTCATCTAACTTAGTAGGTTATTGGAGAATGGGTAGTGGTACACTAGATACTTATCCTGTTATTTTTGACCAAACAAATGCTACTTTAGGTAGTGAGTTAATTAATTGTGGAGATTTTGCTTGTGCAGACCCTAATGCTGCTTGGACAAGGGGAACAGGAACAACAATATCAAGTGGGGTTGCTAATATAACAATAGCTTCATCAGGTAGTAGTCCATTATCACAATCAGGTGGTATTTTTGTTTCAGGAAAAACCTTTAAAATTACATTTACTATATCTAATTATTCTAGTGGTAGTATAGCAGTTAGTAATGTATCGCCTACAACATATAGAAGTGCAAATGGAACTTATACATTATATGGAATAGGTGCAGGTGGAGATTTTTTATTTTTTTCTAGTGGTTTTGTAGGAAGTGTAAGCAATATATCAGTAAAACAAGTAAATGGTAACCCTGCAATAATGACAAACCAAACATCAACTGATATTGAGAATGGTAGTCCTTATGCTAATCTTATTCAAAACACAAACTTTACCGATACAAGTGAGTGGCAAAAAGCAGGTTGGGATATAACTAACAACCAAGCAGTATTAACAGGAACAGGTGCAGGTAACAATTTGTATATTGATGCTATTGTAGAATTAAACAAAACATATAATATTGTTATTGATATAGAAATTACGGCAGGTGGTTTAACTGTAATGTTAGGTGGTGGTGGAGATGGATATAGTACAGTAGGGAGTATAACTTCTACAGGTACACATACTATAACAGGTAAAAACGTTTCAACTACAGATGATATATTTTTATTACAATCACAAAGTGGTAGCACACCTGATAGTATAAAAATCAATAGTGTAACTTTAGCAGAAGTAAACACAGGATTACAGGGATATTGGAAGATGGGAGATGGTACTAATGATGAGTACCCTGTTATCTATGACCAAACTAATCCTACTCTAAGTGCAGAAAAAGTTACTAATGGAGATTTTGCTACAGATAGTGATTGGACAAAAGTACAATCAACAATATCTAATGGAGAAGCTACTATAACAAGTCCTGATGGTAGCTATGCAGGTATTTATCAAAATTTTTTAACAGTAGGTAAAGTTTATTCGTATAATATAGATGTAGCTTCAGTAACAAATGGAGTATCTATATTTTCAGGTTCTTCTCTTAGTAGGTTAATAACAAGTTCAGGGAATTATCAAGGGAATTTCGTTGCAAGTAATGTAAGGTTGGAAATAAAAAGAAATGGCAGTGATATTATGTCTGCAACAATATCAAGCGTATCTGTTAAAGAAGTACAAGGCAATCCTGCAACTATGACTAATATGGTAGAGGGTAATATCACTAACCAATATCCACTAACTAAGATTAGAAACTATTGGAGAATGGGAGATGGTATATTAGATAAGTTTCCTTGTATTCAAGACCAAACAAGTCCTAATCTTGCACATATACCTACTACTAATTTTATAACGTATTCAGAAGATTTTTCAAATGCAGCTTGGACTAAAAGTGCTTCAACTATTTCTATTAATGCTGTAACAAGTCCTGATGGAACGCAAAATGCAGACAATCTTCTTGATACTACTGCAAATAATTTACATGGATTATATCAATCCTATAGTGCAACTGCAAATGATATTATAACTGCTACTATTTTTGTTAAAAAAAATAATAAACAATTTATGTCTTTTTTAACTAATAACAATGGGTCTTCAGATAGATATGCTTATTTTGATTTAGTTAATAAAACTACACATAATTTATCTACAGGCATAACAGCATCTATTGAAGCTTATAATAATGATTGGTTAAGATTGTCTGTTACATCAACTTCTGGAGGAGGTAATCCTTATTATTGGTGGAATATTGCTCTTTCTAATTCAACATCAGTTTACACAGGAGATGGTACAGGTTCTATATATATATGGGGCGCTCAATTAGAAGTACAATCACAAGCTACTGCATACATAAAGTCAGATAGTATAGCAGCAGTAAGAAAAGCAACAACTACTAACTTAGTACCTTATAGTGAAGATATTTCACAATGGACTTTAGTTAATGGAACTATAACGCCTAACGCAACTGTATCTCCTGATGGAACACAAAACGCAGATAAAGTTGTGTTTAATAATACAGGTTTAGATTTAAAGACAACAGTTACAGTTGTAGCAGGACAAAGATACACTATGAGTTTTTACATAAAATTAGAAAATGGAACAGGGTTGCTAGGTAGATTTTATGATAATAGTAATGGTGCTAATATAGAATATTACGACTATACAAGTCAAATTCAAGGAACTGAATGGTCAAAAATAACAAGGTCTGTAACTGCACCTAGTGGTTGTACTGAAATGCAAATATGGTTACTTTCAAGTTCATCAACTTTAGTTACTGCTTCTTTTTGGGGTGCGCAATTTGAAGAACAAACACAAGCAGAAACGTATGCACCAACAACAGGATTACCTGTAACAATAGATTTATTCACAGAAAACAATTACGGAACAATGACTAATATGGTAGCAGGAGATATAGTCTTAGATACACCAAATAACCCTGCATAAAAATAAAATTATGATATATACAACACCACTAACAACATTATTAGCTGAAGTAGATGCAGAGGGAAACCCTGTATGCGACTTCTCACAAATAGTAGAAGATTCAGCAGAAACTGTTAGAAAGTCAGTAGATGGTACATTATTTATTGCTAAATTTGAAGGAGATACTCCTTCTTTCTTAGATGGATTAGACCAATATACTCACGAGGAGATATTAGCAATAGTACATACTGCTGCTTGGACACCTGAACAAGAATAATATGCCTTGTATTAAATGTGAAAACGGATTATGGAGATGGGGAGAAAGTGGCAAGTGCCAATATGCTTCTATTTCTGAATGTGAAACTGCTAATGCTGATTATAATTTAGACGAGTCAAATAAAAAAAGAAGGTATTACGGAGATGATGACCACGATTATCATTTTAATTTCACAACAGATATGATGGAGAAGTTACATTCTACAGGAGAATTAGAAGTAAATGTAGAGAGAGATGGAGAAGAAATGAGTATATTGTTTACTTATGACGCAAAAATAGAAGAAGAAACTTATGATGCGCTGACTAATTCTTTATTAGATGATGAGCTTGATGAGTATATTAATAAACTTACAAATTCAATAAAGAAATTATAATGTCAGAAGAAAAAAGAAAAAAATTACAAGAAAAAAACATAAATAAGCTTAATCCTTATAAGGATAGAGTAAAAAAATATTTTCCTAATGGGGGGGAGATTTCTACTGAAGGAAGAAAAAAAGGAACAAAAATAGTAAGAAAAACTACAGAAATTAGCAGAAATGCATTAACTTGGGCGTTAGAAGGACACTCAACAAAAATAAGAATGGCATTAGACGCACTATTTACTGAAAACCCTGAAGCTTATATTAATGCAATATCTAAATTGCTTAATTATACAGTTCCTAAACTTTCTTCCTCTGAAATAAATGATAACACAACCAAGAAAGTCAAGATTGAACTTAATGATAATGTAAGCATTGAAGATTTAAGAACAAAACTTGCTCAAATTGAAAACAACTGATGATGTTTTAAAATTTGCATTAGAAAAAAAATTATGCGAACTTTCATTTTACGAATTCTTTAAACAAGCTTGGCACATTGTTGAACCTTCTATTGAGCTTTCTACTAATTGGCATCACAAATATCTATGCGATATTTTACAAAAAGAAGCCGAAAGAATAATTGCAAACAAACCTAAGACAAAGGATATAGTAATTAACATTCCTTTTCGTTCTACAAAATCACTTTTAGTAACTGTTATGTTTCCTGTATGGGCTTGGATTAAGAATCCTAAGTTTAGATTTATAACTGCCTCATACTCAGCAGACTTATCTATTGAACACGCAACAAGAAGTAGAGATATAATTAATTCTGAGTGGTTTAAAGATAGGTGGTCTGATATTTTTCATATCAAAAAAGACCAAAACTTAAAGGCAAGATACGAGAATAATTTTCTAGGAGTAAGAAGGGCGACATCAGTTGGGGGTACGGTAACAGGGCAGGGGGGTGATTTTTTATTAGTAGATGACCCTGTATCACCTCAACACGCAGCTTCAGAAATAGAAAGAGAAAATGCAAACGAATGGTATAGAACAACTTTCTATTCTCGTTTAAATAATCCATTAACAGGAGTTAGAATTATTATTATGCAGAGAATACATGATAACGATTTAAGTGGATTCCTTTTAAGTAATGGTAATAGCAGATTAAAATATAAACATATATGTATTCCTGCAGAATTATCAGATGATTTAAAGCCTAAGGCATTAAAAGACAATTATGATGAAAATGGATTATTTTGGTCAGATAGGTTTAGCAGAGATATATTAGATGACTACAAGCAGGCTCTAGGAAGCTATGGGTACGCAGGACAGCTTATGCAGACTCCTACGCCATTGAATTCAGGAATGATACGCTCAGATTGGTTTAAAATAGACCAATACAAACACACTACAGAACAAACAGTAGTAGATTTTGTCATAGACCCTGCATATACTGCAAACGAAAAGAATGACCCCTCAGCATTATTGGCTTATACATATAAAGATAACAAGTGGCAAATAATAGATTGTGTTAATGTTTATAAAGAATTTCCTGAATTAGTTAAATTTATACCTCAATGGGTGGCTAAAAATGGATACACCAACAGAAGCAGGGTATATGTAGAGCCTAAAGCATCAGGAAAGTCTATTGTTCAAACTTTAAAGAAAGAAACAGGATTAAATGTTAGAGAAGACAAGCCACCATCTAAAGATAAGGTAGCTAGAGTTCAAGATATTAGTGCTTCTTTAGAGACAGGAAGGGTAAGCTTGTTAAAAGGAGATTGGAACGAAGAATTTTTACAGCAGTTAATAAAATTTCCTTCAGCAAAACATGATGACATGGTAGATTGTCTAGTAATGGCTATTAATAAAAATATGTGGAATCATTCTAAAATATTATATTTTTCTTAAAGTTACTTGGATTTCCAAAAACTTCTAGTATAGTATAAAATAAATCATTATAATTGCGAAATTATCAGAATAAAAATATATGAGTATAACTATAAGCCTTAATCGTAGTGGAAAAACTGATGAAGTTATAATACCTACAGAATGGAAAGATATGACTTTAAGATATTGGTGCGGAATAGTAACAATTATAAAAAAACATTTTGATACAGCCACTTTAATAAAAAATTCTAAAGGAGGTGAGCAAGAAGAAAATCATCCTGAAGATTATATGGATTTTGCTAATAAAAAATTAGAGGAGTTTCAGTCTATACAACTTAATAAAGATTTATTTGGCTATATGACAGGGTTGAGTAAAGAAGATATGTCTTTAGTTAGTATTGATAGTGTAAATCAAGTTGTGTCAATTATAGAGGAATTAATAGAGGAATATAAGCCCAAAGGGAAAAAGTCTTTTGAACTTGAAGGAGAAACATATTATTTTCCTTCTGATTATTTAAAACAAAATACCTATGGGGATTACATTGAATCAACTCAACTTGATATGTATATAGAATCAATGAAACATGGTAAATTTGATGTATTACCTGAGCAAATGGCTATATTATGTAGAAGAATTGATGAAAAATATGATGACGATATAATACCTGAAAAAACAGAAAGATTTAAAGAATTAAAAATGGACACAATATGGGAGTTCGCTTTTTTTTTGACTCAGCAAAAAGTAAAATTATTGAAACTTTCAAGTATATATTCGGAGATAGCAGTCAAGGTAGCATGATAGTTAAGACTCAAAAACTATATGATATATATGTAAAACCATTTGGTTGGTTAAACAGCTTGTATTCTATTTCTGAAAAAGGTGTTTTTAAAATAGAAGGTTTAAATGGAGTTGATAGTGTAAAAGAAACAAACCTATATAAAGTTTTAAATTATTTAAGTTGGATAACTGCTAAAAACCAATACGAATCTAAAGTGCAAGAAAAAATACATAATCCTAACAAAATAACATAATGGCTATAATTAGATTAAATGACATAGTAACTGTAATGAAAAACAAATGGACTTATGGGGATAAGTTCTTTGGATATACAGATGAATTTAATGACAATCACAATACTCAGTACCCATCAATTTTAATTACGCCTCCCACTTCGGTTTTCCCTGAAGTATCTTTAAATAATGGTTGGGAAGAATATACATTTGAGATATTTTTTTCTGATTTATATAATAGAACAGCACAAGCTAATGTAAATTTAGACCAAAGATGGGATAATCTACAAGACTTATCTAATGAATGGTTAGATATGTTTTTAAAAAACTATCAAGATGGTATTGTAACAGGATTTTTAGAAGGAGAAAGTGTAGAGATAGAAAGAGTAAAAGAAGTTGCTAATGACCAATTAATGCAAATTAGAATGACTTTTACTTGGAGAGTTTTTAGTAAATGTTTTAGACCTCAATCATCTTACCCAAGTGATTTGGCAGGTTTAAATAGTTGGTATAAAGCCGATAGTGAATTAACTTTTAGCATACCTACTAAAAAAGTTTCTTCTTGGAATGATTTATCAACAGACCCTAGTAGCCCTATGAATGTTTCTCAAGCTAACTCCTCAAAACAAGGTTTAAGATATACTTATGATGGCGCAAATGATAAAACAAGAATTGCTTTTAATGGAACTACAGACTTTTTCACTTCTAATAGTAACAGTACAATAGGAACTGAGTTTACAATGTTTTTTGTAGCTAAAGTAGATATATCTGCTACAGAAACAAGCAGGTATTTTTATTATTCTAATGGGCAGTCTTTATTATCTGTAGGTAGTGATGGCAATCAGCTTACTGCTTCTTTTTCTGATGCAAGTGGTAATTCAGGAACAGTAACATTATCTGCTTCTTATAAAACTTCTAATTATCATATAGCTATGGTAAAACTTGAGAACAAAAGATTGTATTTAGAATATAATAATGCTGCTACTGATTCTGTACAAGTAGCAAATTATGATAACACTCATACTTTTAGTGCTGCTCCATTTAAAATAGGTTCTACAGGACAGGCTGCATCTGCTCCTCCTGTTCCTGCTGATTATTATAATTACTTAAAAGGAAGTATGCAAGAGGTTATTATTTATAATTCTTCTTTAGCTAATTATAGCGCAGGACAAATAAAAAGTTATTTAAACAAAAAATATAATATTTATTAAATATGGCAAAATACAAAGGCTCAATATTTGCAGGAATACAACCTTTAGACTATACAGGAAGTCAACTATATGAAATGTCTCGTACTAGAAGGGGTAATAATTTAATAAGTGCAAATTCAAATTTAAGGTTTCAGCTAATGTGGAATGGTTTAAAAGATAACCAAGCTCCAAGTAAAACTAGATTTAATACTGATACTGAGAGAGGAGATATAATAAATGTAATATTTGATGTATATACTACCACAATTTCCCCGCCTCCTTCTGACATAAATAATTGGACTTTAACTGCTTCAATTAAAAAAACTAGAGATATAGCAAATCAAAGTTATATTGCGGGCGCTCCTGCTTTAAACAATCAAAGATTTACTGTAGATATATCTTCAATTTGTCAAGATGTTCTTTCTTATAGTTTAGTACCTATAAAAAAAGGTACTTGGCAAAGTTCTATTTATGGAGGTATGAATGGCGGAACAACAAAACAAGATAATGTTACAAGCTCAATTAGCAATTATAATGTTTCTCCTAATGGCGCTTTTAGACATATATGCGTTTATGCTACTCCTGAGGTTATTATTGCAAATGGTACTATAGAAAAAGTTACTCAAAACCCTTTGCAATTTAACAAAATATGTGTTATAAATTCATTAGCACAATATGAATTAGACAACCCTTATTATTGGTCAAAATTTTTAATTAGAGAATATAGTGCAAATACTGCTAATCCTAGGGGGTTTATGAGTTTTTGTCCTAACAAAACAGTTCAATCAGGCGCTTCACTTTTTCCTTTTGCTAAAAATGTAAGAACAGATGAGGAGGCAGAGTGGTTATATTGGTATCAATATAAATTATTTAATAGCTCCTATAACTCTAATTATGCAAGTAAAGCTAGAATTAAAATAACTACATATTCAAGTGTTGGGGTTGCACAAAATGAATGTTATCTTTCAGATTTTAATTCAAATCTAACAACTGAAGTAAGAAACAATTTATTTGTATTTAAACAAGAACAATCTGTTTTATGCGCACAAAATGTTTCTCCTGCATATATTAATTTGTTTGCACAAGATAATGCAGGTAATGCTTTAATTAATCAAATAGATTCTTCAACAAAATACTATAAAGCGTCTTTACGATATACAACTGCTGAAGATAATGTGGTTACTAATGGTAATTTTGCTACTAATAGTAATTGGACAAATTCAGGAACTAATGGTTGGGCTATAAATACGACAACTCAAGCTATGACAGCAACAAGTGCTACTTCTTATGTTTATCAGAATATAGGTACTACATCAGGAAAAACATATACTTTTACTGCAGATGTAGAGCTTACAAGTGGTCATTTAGTTATCCAAACATTTGGTAGTCAAGATTTAGCTTTTAGTATTACTACAGTAGGTAGAAAGCTTTATACGGGTACTTTTACTGAAACTGATTCAAATGTTAATTTTGGTTTTCTTTCTCAAAGCGCCTTTACAGGCTCTATATATAGTATTTCGGTACAAGAAAGTCCTGCAACGCTTAGAGCAACAGAATACAGGTATTTTAACATAGATAGAGAAACTGCTAATACACCTTTTGGGTTTGTAAGATTTCATTGGTTAAATAGAGCGGGAGGGGTAGATAGCTATACTGCTAAAAGAAATGTAGCTGAAGGATTATCTGTGGATAAAAGTACAGTAGAAATTAAAAGTGCGGACAGAACTTGGCTTCAAAATCAATACACAAATGCCACAACAGAAACTTTGCACGACCCTAGCAATTATATTTCTAACACAATGAGAGGGGGAGATTTATATAAAGGAGGTAGACAGGTTTTAAATGTAAATGCAAACAGAAATAATAGTGTATTTACAGAGCCTTTAAATAGGGAAACTGCTGATTGGCTTCAAGAAATAATGACATCTCCAAATGTATGGATTGAAATGGACACAGACGCTACTAAAAGAAATAATACAGATAATCCATATCAAAGACCTTCTACAAAGGGCTATATCCCTGTTATAATAAATAACTCCGAAGTAGAAACCTTAAATCAAGATTCAGGATTAGTTAAGTTTAATATAGAATATACTTTGGCTCATAAAGTACAAACACAAAGAAACTAATGAATGTAGTTGATATAGAGTTATTAGATTATTTTTATGATGGAGGCAATATAGATTGGAACAAAAGCGTTGTAGGATCTTTAGATGTTTCTAGTCATTCTGAATTTCCTTTAGCATTGACTTTTTCTATTGCTGATATAAAAGAACTTGACGCAAGAAAAGGAACTTTTAGTAAAACATTTAAACTTCCTGCTACAAAAAATAATAACTTATTATACAAAAACATATACATAGCAAATAGCTACTCTCAAAACAATTTATTAAATAAAAAACCTTGTAGAATAATTTTTAATAATTTATTTTCTGTAGAAGGTTATCTTCAATTATCATCTGTAGGAGTTAATAAAAAACCTGAATATTATTCTTGTGTTTTTTATGGAGACAATATTGGTTGGACTTCTATTATAGGAGATTCTTTATTAAAAAATTTAGGATATGATGGTTCTGATGATGACACCTTAGGCATTGGTTGGGATTATTTGAACGGAAAAACTACAGATGGATTGCCTCCTGATGGAACAAACGGAACAGGTGTAAATTTACAAATAAATAAACAAAGTATAGTTTCTACTTGGGATAATGATGATGCTGAATATAAAACAAGGTCTAGCACAACTGCGTCAACTACCCCTTTAGTTTACCCCATCACTACCTATGGAGACTTTAACCCTGACGGAGACGATTTTACTATTCAGTTATTAGACACTTATTTTACTTATTTTAGAGATTTCACATTTTTAAATGTATCATCTAATAGCGTGGCTTATAATGGAACGTATAATAGTTTTTCTTTTGGAAACCCTATGCCTAGCTGTGATTGGAGACCTTGTATTTGGATATATGATATTTTTAAAGAAATATTTACTCAAGCAGGATATACTATAAATTCTACTTTTATAGAAAGCGAAACATTTAAAAAATTATTATTTGCACTTCCTAATTTTAAATATAATAATGCTGATGATAGATACGAATATTATTCATTACAACTTTATTGGAATACTAACCCTGCAGACCAAAACTCAAGCAGATTAATTTTTTTAGATAATCACACACAGCCTGTTAGTAATTCAAATGCTGATATTATTTCAATGGATATAAGCCTTGATGGAAATACAGGTTATGGTGCAGCCGCAGGATTTAATTTATTTTTAAATGGTCAAGGAAACCCTGTAGATACTAATTATGGTTTTACAGACCATAAAAAATTTATTGTTTCTGAATATGGAAAATATATTATAAACATAAATAATATGTGTGTTCATCTATCTACTTTTTCAAACACAGGAGGTAACAACATTAACCTTCAATATATAATTAAAAATGCAAGAATAGATATATTAGTTAAAACAGTAGGGGGAACTTATTATCATTCATACGGAGGCTCTGAAGGTATGATTGATGATGCTTTTAATGTAGGAAGTGGTAATGGTGGTTTAAATTTAGAAAGCACTACTGCTTTACCTGATTCTGAAACTTCGCTATGGCTTAATAAAGGAGATACTGTAAAATTTAGATTTAGAGTAAGAGGTAAGACTTCAATTCCTGTTAATAGTGGAAGTACATTAATTGGGGATTGGTATTTATTTGCTTCTACAAATATTAGTAGTGGAAGAAATGCAGCAGGAAATATTAGTATTTCTATAGACCCTCTACACGCTCAATATGGACAGACATATAATATTAAAGATGTAATAAATAAAGACTATAAGCAAATAGATTTTATTAAAGGAGTTACACACGCTTTTAATTTACAGTTTCAAACTAACGAAGTTTCTAAAACAGTAAATATAGAGCCTTTTAATGATTTTTATAGCCCATTAAGCGAAGCAATAGATTGGACTTATAAAATTGATAGAGATACAGATTATGTAGATAATTGGGCTAAACAATCTTTTAAAAGAGATTTAATTTTTAAATATAAATCAGATAGTAAAGATTTAAATGTAGAGCAAAGAGGTATTAATTATTTTGAAAACATATTAGACAACTATCCTTATTATGAAAGTTTTTCTGATGAATTTGAAAGAGGAACAACTACTTTTGAAAACCCTTTCTTTGCGGGAACTATATCTGTTAAAGATAGAGATTCTTCTGTAAATGCAGTAGACCCTCCTTATATTGCTGCCTTATGGCAAGAAAAAGAATCAGGAGGTACAACAAGTCAAAATGATTGGGAAAGACCTGTTAAGGGTTATGGGTTTATGCCTAGGCTTTTAAATTGGAAAAGATATTCTCCTAATGCTCAATGGAATGGCTCTGTAACTAATACGCCTAAAAGAGCTACTGTTCAAATTTGGAATTCAAACACTCAAGCAATAATAGCAAATAGCAATCAAACTGTTCATGCAGGATATGGTACAAGTGGAGCTTTATCTAATATTTATCCTCAAGCTACTTCTATAAACAGAGATGATTCTACTGCTATTGTGTTGACTTATGGTAATGTATGGGTAAAAGATTATGTTGAATCCATTTCTACAGAAGGAACTTATACTACTCCTTCAACAATAGGAATAGGATTATATGAAAGATTTTATAAAAATATGATTCAGATGATGTTAAATAACCCTAGAATAAGAACAATACAAGTTAATTTGTCTATATCTGATATTGCTAATTTAGATTTAAAAAAACTAGTATATATAGATGGCGCTTATTGGAGAATAAACAGAGTTATAGACTATATGCCTCAAAAAAGTGTTACTACTAAAGTAGAGCTAGTAGAATGGATAGACACAGGTGTTCCTGTGCCAACAAATCCTAATTTAAATCAATTTGACGGAGATTGGAATCCAAGAGGAGCGCAAACATACGACCCAAATCAAGGTTGGTAAAAAAAATATAATATGCCAAATAGAAATAATCAAATAAGTGATTCAGGAGTTCCTTCTACAAGTGGGTTAGAAGTATATATGACAGTAACTATTGGTGGTATTGAGTATTTAGTAAATATTGTGGCTAATGATAGGTTTGGAAATTCTCATACTGTTTTAAGAAGAGATAATCAAGGAATAATAGAAGACTAAATGACAAACTTAAAAAAATTAACAAAAGGTTTAAGGTCTCTGGGTAACAAATATATAGTAGCCCTGCAAAATGAATTAAAATATCAAAGACATATTGCTACTGCTAGTTTAAGGGATTCTTTTAAGTCTAAAATTACTGAGAGTTTTGGTAGTTTGTATTTAGAAATAGTTTCAAGTTCTTCTTATATGTGGACAGTAAATGATGGTGCATCAATGGGTGTGAGTGTTTCTCCTGAAAAAATAGAGAGATGGGCTATGCAAAAAGGTATAGACATTGGAGATGCTGATGCTTTAAGAAGATTTAGTATTCATGTGTCTGAAGAACTAAGAGGGCAATATCCGACTGAGGGGGGTCTTTTAGTTGCTCCAAGAAGATTAAAATTTATTGATTTTGCTTTTTCATCAGTAAATGAATCTGATGTTATTAGTAATATTGAAAAAGATTTAGTAGAGACAATAGAAGCTGAAATAGCTTCAGGATTATCAAATAGTGCAATAGAGGTTAAAATATAAAAAATATGACAAAAGAAGCAGCCATAAGAGTAGTAATTAAAGACATCAAAAAAATTGCTGATTTAAAAAAAGAACTAAAAAGTTTAAGAAAAGAACAAAAAAAACAAGAAGCGCGTTCTAAGTCAGGGGAATTTCAATCTCACAAAAACGCAAAAGCATACAAAGTTAGGGCAAAAGCAATAAAAGAAAATTCTAAAGAGCTTAGAGGTTTAAATAAAGCAATGAATACTTCTAATAGTGAATCTAAAAAAGTTACTAAGTCATCTAATGGGATGGCAAAACAATTTGTAAAAGGAGCTGCTGCTATTGGAATTATAGTTACTGCTTTTAGAATGGTTAGTAGAGTTGTTTCAAGTGTAGTAAGTACATTTTCAGAGTTTGAGTTTGTTATGGCTAAAGTAAAAGCAGTTTCAGGAGCTACTGATAAAGAGTTTAAAAAATTAACCCTTTCGGCAGAAGAATTAGGTAGGACAACATTTTTTACTGCTGCTCAAGTAGGAGAGTTACAATTAAATTATTCCAAATTAGGTTTTACTGCAAATGAAATTTTAGACGCACAAAAAGCTACTCTTGACTTAGCAACAGCTACAGGAACAGATTTAGCTAGAGCAGCAACGGTTGCAGGTGCAGCAGTAAGGGGGTTTGGTTTAGACGCTTCAGAAACAGAAAGAGTAGTAGATGTTATGGCTGTATCGTTTGCAAGTTCTGCTATGAGTATAGAAAAGTGGCAAACATCCATGACGAAAGTTGCTCCTATTGCAAAAGCAGCAGGTTTTTCTATTGAAGATACTGCAGCAATAATGTCTAAGCTTACTGATTCAGGTATAGAGGCTTCTATTGCGGGTACATCTTTAAGAAATATATTACTTAAAATGCAAGACCCTACGTCAGAACTTTCTATGAGGTTTGGAAGAACAATACATAGTTTAGATGATTTAGTTCCCGCTATGAAAAAATTTGTAGCAGAAGGGGGAAGTATGGCAGACGTAATGGAAGTAGTTGATTTAAGACAAGCAGCAGCTTTTGAACAGATGCTTACAACTGCAGATGGAACTTTAAAGTTAAGAGATTCATTGTTAGCCGCTAATGGAGAGGGAGCTAGAATGGCTGATATAGTTGGAGATACTATGCAGGGTGCATTTTTAAAATTAAAATCTGCATTAGAGGGGGTTTCTATTTCTGTTATGAAGGGTTTTGCAGAAGGAATGCAAAGTGCTGTAGAAAATTTAGCTACCTTTTTTAATTTTATAGCTAAAAATGGCAAAACTATTTCTACGCTAGTAAAAGGTATTACCAAGTTAGCAAAATGGTTTGGAATATATAAGTTGGTGGTTTTTGCTGTAGGAGGTGGGTTAAAACAATTAATTATAACATCTAATATTTATAAAACTACAGCAGCTAAAATGACTGCTATGAATGCAGGATTAACTCTTTCATTTAAATCATTAAAACTAGCGATTCAATCCTTATGGAGTTCTACAGGTATAGGATTGTTAATAGTTGGGTTGTCAGAATTAGTACCTTGGTTAATGAAAACAAATGAAGAATTAGAAAAAGAGGGGGGTTTAGTTGAAAAATTAACAGATGATTATTATGATTCAATAATTCCTATTGAAAAAATAACAATCACTACAAAAGAATTAATCAGAGTTAAAAAATTGATGAATTCTATGATAGATAAAGAAGGTAATTTATTAGAAGATACCAATGTCAATCAAAAAATATATAATAAATTAAAAGGTCAAGCCTCTATTCACACTAGAGTTTTAAATGAAGATATAAAAGATACTAATATTTCATTGTTAACAGAAAAATCAAGTATAGATGATGTTACTACTGCAATAGGACTATTAACAAAAAAAATGACTGAACAAGCTTTAGTCAAAGGGTTTAATAAACAAATAGAAAAAATTAGTGAAGACGCTGCTAATGCTACTATTACCTTAGCTAAAATCGCAGATGAATTTGGAGTAGAGCCTAGTGAAGTTAATGATTTGTTTCCTTTTGGGAGTGTTATACAAGAACAAATAGGAATGTATCAACAAAATGCTCTAGAAATAATGGATGCAAATTCTGCATTAAGGGCTTCGGCTATTGAAACCGGCAAAATTCTAGAAAGTTCAGGATTTGATACCTTAGAAGATTTGAATGAAGCCTTATCAAGTACAGATAAAAATACTCAATTAGTAATAAAAGCTTTTAATGATTTAGCAGGAGGAGACATAATGACTTTGTTTAATAAATTTAATAAAAAAACTGATATAATATCAAAAAATATTTTTGATTGGGGTACGATAACTAAAGAAACTTTAAACAATATAAAAAATAATTTAATTAATGGAGCTATTGAACAAGAAGAATATGCAAGGCTAGTTTTAGATGCAAAAAAGATGTTATTAGAAAAAGAGTTAGCTTTATTAAAAGATAATGTAACTAACAAAAAAAGATTAGCCGAATTAAATTCTAAACTATTATCTCTTGAAATGCAAATAAGAAAAGATAATCAAAAAGAAGAATTAAAAATAGCCCAAGAAGCTTATCAAAAAAAGTTAGATTTAATTAAATTAGAACACTCCGTTAATGGTAAGCTTACAGAGACAGGGCGTAGAGAAGAATTAGAAGCTGAAGCTGTTTTATTACAAGAAAAAGCAAGAATACATAATGAATATAAAGATAAACTATTAGATATTAATTCTCAAATAGCAGCTAATAATCTTGCATTACACGAACAAACAATAAGGGAGATTAAAGAACAAGCGGGAGCTATGAGTGGTATTGGTGGTGCATTACAATCATTAGCAGGAGATAATGAAAAGTTAAACAAAGTAAAAGAGGCGGGAATAAAAATATCGCAAGCTGCATCTATTATAGAAGCTTTTTTAACTCTACAAACTAATCTACAAACAATAGCAAAAACAAAAGGAGGTATAGCTTCACTATTTGCAGCTAAATCAAGTTTAACTGAAGCTACTGCTACAGGTGTTAATACTGTAGCTACTACTGCTAATACAGTTGTTGAAACTGCTAGTATAATTCCAAAAGTAGCTTCAGGAGCTGCAGGTCAAACTAAACTTCCTTTTCCTTTTAATATAATTGCAGTTTTAGCTACATTGGCAGTTCTTTCAAAAATTATGAGTAAATTTGAAGAAGGAGGAATTGTAGAGGGTGGTAAGAAGTTTGCTAATGGAGGAATGGTAAATGGAAAATCACACGCACAAGGAGGAGAGAAATTTGCTGTAGGAGGGAGAGTAGTAGAGCTAGAAGGAGGAGAAGCTGTAATAAACAAAAGAAGTACATCTATGTTTAAAGGTCAGCTTTCAGCTATGAACTCTGCAGGAGGAGGTGTTAAGTTTGCTGATGGTGGATTAATGAATATGCCTTCTTTTGCTTCTTCACAATTTAATGCTATTGGACAACAAAATATGATGGGAGCAATGAATCGTAATAACAAAGTAGTTGTAGTAGAGTCTGACATTACAACAAGTCAAAATACAGTAGGAGTAATAGAGGCAGAGGCAACATTTTAAAATATGAACACATGTTTGTTAATAAAAAAGTAAAGCAAGATAGGTTAGATACTTGTAAAAAGTGCGATTTTTATAGAAACTTTGCAATGTTAAGGTATCCTAGATGGAGTAAGGGAGCAAGATGTGGTAAATGCACTTGTTTTATAAATGCAAAAGCAAGCCTTACAAAAGAATATTTTGGTGTTTGCCCTTTAAATAAATGGGAAGAATGAGTGTAGAAATAATCGCTAATAAAATATCAGAAGATAAAAAGAGAGAAATTGCTAATGCTGTTGTTAATAACAGAATTTATATGAACTCTCATGGTAAATATAGTCCTGATGATTTAACTTTTTTATTTAAAGAATGGCACGTTCATTTTCCTCAAGTTAAACAAAGAATGGGTTGTATAGGCTGTAGAGAGGCTGTTACTATGTTTTGGGAAAATGTAAATAAATATTGGAATCCACAACTATAATATGGCTAGAAGACAAAATAAAATAGATGTTGTTTTTGAATATATAGATATAGTAGAAAAAGAAATTATAAAGCGTTGGCACGAACCCACTATTAAAGACATTTTAAGACATCTTATTGAAAGAGGAATTGTAGAGCCTAAAAGATTGAGAAACTATATGATAATATATGACTTTGATTGTATGTTAAGAACTAACGAAGGCAACAGAACATATACTTTTATGGATTTATCTATTAAATATGACATATCCGAAAGACAAGCTCAAAGCATAGTTTACAAAGAAAGAAACAAAGAGGTTGTTACTAAAAATATCCTTATCTAAATTTTATTCCTGAAACTGCGTAACTTTGTCATAACATAAAAATATTTTTGTGTTTATGAATAAAAATTGGTACAGCATTAAAGCAGAGTCTTCTAACGAAGTTGCTGACATATATATATTTGATGAAATAGGTGCGTATGGGATAACAGCTCAAGGCTTTATTGAAGAAATAAAAGCCTACAAAGATGTTCCAATAAATCTTCATATAAATTGTATAGGTGGTGATGTTTTTGAAGGAATGGCTATTTATAATGTTATAAGAAAAAGAACAGCAAAAACTACTATATATATAGAGGGTATAGCTGCAAGCATGGGAAGTGTAATTGCATTAGCAGGAGATGAAGTTATAATGGCTGAAAATTCTTTGTTTATGATACACAACGCTTGGGGTGGTGCAATGGGAGAGGCTAATGAGATGAGGAAAACTGCAGCCCTATTAGAGAAAATTAGTGGAGAGATTGCTGATATTTACATGAAAAAAACAAGATTACCTTATAATAAGGTACAAGAAATGATGGACGAAGAAACTTGGTTAAGTGCTGATGAGGCTTTTAATTTAGGTTTTGTTGACTCTATCTCGGATGCTATAAAAGTAGCAGCCAAATATGACGTTTCTAAGTTTAAAAACATAACAGACAAGGAAATTCAAACTAAACTAAGTGTTAATTTAAAAAGTAAAAAAATGACCGAAGAATTGAAAAGTTGGTTTAACGCTAAAGTTGAAGAAATTATTGCTAAAGTAAAATCTAGCAATAAGTCTGAAACTGAGGATGTTAAAGAGGTAGAGGTAATGATGGTTGATAACGAAGAGGTTTCTGAGAAACTTACAAGTTTTGAAGCTAAAGTTACTGAGCTAAACAATCAAACTGCAGATTTAGAAGGAGAAAAAGAAACTCTGACTGAAGAAATAGTAAGATTAAATGCTTTATTAAGCAAAGCAGATGCAAAGGGTACTGAAATTTCTACTGATGGAGACCCTTCAGTAGTAGAAAACAAAGTAGAAAACAAAGAAGAAAATTTCTTCAATGCTCTAGCAGCAAAATTAAAATAAATATAAATAAATAAAATAAATAAAAAATGGCAAATATAGCACTAGATGGATTAGGGGCAACTTATCA